TCCGTTTCAGCGTCTTTAATTTCATACTCGGTTGACGCACTTGGTAAATACTTTACATCTAATTCTGCTGGTGTTGTTGCAAAAGCAGTTGTTGGATATAACTCTCTACCAACTACTCTAAATTTTACAATAGACTTTTCTTTATATTCTGGTCTTAAGTTTTTAAAGTAAACTTTTAATCTTTCTAAATCTGTTGATGTTAGTGGTGATAAACTTCCTGAGTTCCAAGAACTATCATCCCACACCACTTCCAATTTAGGTGGATAGATTGTGTGTGTTTCTCTTGAGAAGTATTTTAGATTTCCTAATCTTGAACTATCACCTTCTTGTCCGGCGTCAAAGTCAAACATAGATGAACTTGGATGAGCTCCATAAGAACCAGTATCTTCTCGTTTAACAATAAACCCGTTGTTCGGGTATACTGAACTTGAATAAATATGGTTTTTGACTAAGTCCGTTACATCTGCTCTGATGTCTTTTCTATCAAATGAAATATCATATGAAGAACTAATACCATATTCTTGATTAGCATCAATACTTGATGTAAACCAAGCACCCCCGTCAGTCAATACTGAACCTGTTACCCACGGCGTTTTAGCATCGTGGTCTCTATATTGATAACTTGCTCCGTCAGAAGTTACTGGGTCGTGGTCAAGTTTTCCTGTTCCTTGTTTCCAACTACCGCTAACCATATAAACGTGTAGTGATTGTGATGCTTCAACTTCTTCTGAAGTTGCATCAAATAAATTTAAGTAATATTTTGCAGTAGTAGGAATTTTCCCATCAGCGATTGATTGTGATATATAAGAATAATCAAAGTCAATCAATACTCGTGATACATTTCCTACCGTACCATTATTATTTACAACTTTATTAATTTCTAATATTTCGTCAAATCCAGTATTAATGGAAGCTGTTGTTCCACCTGAATAAAGTGTTGTATCTCGTTTTCCAAATTCAAAATAATGCATTATCTATCTCCCACTACTTTACCCTCAATATCACTATTAGGGAATTTCAATTCAAATATACTTGGGTCCAATGAAGGATATACAATACCTTCTTGTGATGCGGAACCAATATCATATACATTTCCACTATATCCATTTTGTTTTGAGTGTTTATTTTCAATTAATATTAAATCTTGATTAGGATTATTAACCTCTGGTGCAACAAGAGAAACTACTCCGTCCACCAATGAAATCTGATATGCCAAGTCACTCAATACGATTGGTTGATTCATTTGCCATTTGTCTGGTGCAAAGAATTGTTTTACTTTTTGTATCGTTTTAAACAATACATCATTCTTGTTATATCCTCGTTTTACAATAATGTTAAACTTAACACCAATGTTTATAATGTATCCATCTTTAATGTTGATTGCATCAGTTAATACTCTGTATTGTGAAAGATATACTTTTAAATTTTGTTTAACCGCTCTATTTAAATTAACTAAATTTTTATCAACATCATACCCTAACAAATACATATTCAACGCTAATGGATTTGGTTGTTTTGTTGCTGTTCTTGTATCGACTACTTGTCCGTCAATAACTTGAAGTTGTCCTTGTAATTCTAATTGTTCATCTTGAACGATATATGCTTTTGCTATGTTTCCATATTTTTGTGGTAATGAATAAGCTCTTGTAATGTAGTCTGCTTTTGTTACTGCTCTGTTCTGTGCATTAAAGTATGCTGAAGCATTCTCTTTTATTTGAGTTAAAGTTTCTGATGAAGAACCACCTGATGCTGGTGATTCATTAGTAATTTTAATACTAGCTTCTGACGTGGCCTTTTTAGTCGCATCTAATCCTTCAGTAGAAATTGTATACACCTTTCTTGCAAAACCAGTTATACTATTACTTGCAACATTATCTTCAACTTTACCACCATAATTATAATTTATCGTAAGTGTTGTGTTACTTGGTGCCAAACCAAATGTTTGTGTTTTTAAGAAATTACTTGGGTCAAATGACTCATCTAATCTTGATATACCACTTCCTAATGATGAACCAACATTGTCTGGATTTGGAATTATTTCTTCGTCCGCATTATCACTAATACCTGAACCGAATCTTAATTCCATTTTATTATCATCACGAATATAAGTTGTAAATCGTCTTGATGATTTAATTAATTTTAATAAATAAGGTGTATCCATTTCAAACTCAGCTAAATCAGGGTCGTTCAATGTTGTATTTTGTTCTGTTTCAAAAATTGTATCTTGTGCTAAAAATGGAACTTGATAATATTTGTTGTTAGAACTATCCGTTACTGATATGATTTCTGTTACTTTCTCGTTTGATAAAACTATTTTGTCAAACTCTTTTGCATTATTGAATACAAATTCTTCTGACTCTCTCGTGCCAGATTGTGCTAATACTTTTTTAGTTAATCTAAAAAGTGTTGGTATTGCTCCTGATTCTTGGTCCAATAATTCAACTTTCATTCTATCTAACGAACTCGATGCTTTAAAATTAACATCATCCAATAAAGTAAATTCTGCTCCATTGTCTGCCGTTACGGTTGAATTGGCACTTAATATACCACCATAATCTAAATCTGGTTTATAATCAGAACCATTAACTTTTGCAGGAACCTCAACACTAACGGTCATTTGAACCGTTGCAGGTGTTGCTAACTTAGGTTTGTATCCATATGATTGAGCGATTGCCAATACATTTTTTCTTTCTTCTGCATATTGTAAAAGTGTTTCTCTGAATTGATTATCAACATAGTAATTCAATACATCACCAACATACGATGCCATCTCAACAAACATCATACCTGGTGATGCTTCATTGAAATCATTATATTGGTTTGGGAAATAATTTTTCGCAAACTCAATTAAATTGTTTCTTATATCTGTAAAATCTCTACCGAGATAATTTACTTCTTTACTAACTAACTTTTTATTTGTACCGTAATCTGGCATTCTTATTCTCCAATTCTAAAATCAAAATTTAATACTTCAATGTCGTCAGGATTTAAAGGAACTGAAAACTCAATTGAAACATTAACTATATTATCTTGTTGTGTGGTAAAAACATTAATTACATTAATGTATGCTAAGTGTTTATCAACTGCGGAACGAATGGCTTCTTCTATTCTACTTGGAATATCTTGTCCTTGTTCAAACACGATAAACTTTAATTGTGAACCAAATTCTGGTTGCATTACTCTTTCACCTGGTGTCGTTAATAACAAATTTTGTAAATTTGATTTTGATTGTTCCAATACAGTTTTTGTCTTACGAAAAAATCCCTCTGGACTATGGTCCAACGGAAATCCTATTCCGACATACTTGTCTTCATTTCTATCTATTTCTCTTACACTTCTTGCCATTATCTATTAAGGTCTGAAATTATCCTCACCTGTTTTCTTTTTACTAATTGCTTTCATTAATCCAGAATAATCACGAGTTAGTGCATTTTGAACATCTTCTGGCACTTGGTCTACTGAAACACCTGCTTTCTTGATTGAGTCAACTGCTGCCATTTCTCGAGCTGTTTCTTTATTCTGTCCTCTACCTAAATCTCCATAACCCAATACTTCTGCCATATTATCACTACCCAATACTCCACCGCCTAATGATGGATATTCTTCAGTTTGACCTGATGAACCTAATGGATTGGTATTGTTCAATACTTCATTTAACGCTTTGTTTTTTGAGTATTTCTTTTTAGTTTTTTTCTTTACTACTTTTGGTTTAGGTTTAGAAATCGTTTCTGATAAACTAATTTCTTTTTCTTCATTAATAAATATCTCGGTCATCTGTTTTTTAACTTCTTTACGGACAACTAATTCGATTATTTTTATTAAGTCATTTTTTTTCATTACTACTCCTACTTTGTTAAGTTTAAAATTTTTCCGTACATTTTTAATTGTTCAACATCTCCCTCTACACTGCCCTGTTCTGCAATATAATCTTCAAGAAGTCTGAACACTCCATTATCTCTTGCTCTCGGTATATCTCCACCACCTACACTTGTATCTTGTGCAATAGCTAATGCGTCATTAGCTCCTGGTATTTGGTTCCTTTCTTCTTCTGGTATATTTTCCAATAAAGCAAGTAAATCTCTTCTACTACCTTTGTCTATTCCTGCAGAAATTTGATTTGCTTGTTCTAATTTAGCTTTATTTGATTCTGCAAATTGTTCTGCTTTTGCAATACCACCATCAATATCTTTTGAAAATTCTTCAATATTCCCAACCACATTTGTAAGAACTGATGGTATCGGTAATGATGCTTTTATCTCTCCGATTGTTTTAGTGGTTAATACTTCTTTTTCTAAAAATTCTAAATTCAATGTTGCTTCAACAAAGTTTTTTGCACCCTCTAATCCCTTTACGATATCTTTAACACCTGATGCTAAAGTGAGTGGATTTGATAACTTTGGAATACCTAATGTTAAACCTTGAAATACTTTTTGCACTCCCATTGTTTGTTTTAAAAATCCTGCCATATTTAAATCTGGAAATGGAATACCCTCTTTTGTGAGATTGACTATTTTTCCATTACCACTTTCTTTAATGTCAAATTCTATTGTACTATTTCTTGGTTTTAGTGTAATTTTATCATCAGATGTAATCAATACATCACCTTGATTTGATTGTAAATTAATATCCTTACCGGCTATCAAATCAATTGTATCATTAACACCAACCACAAATTTGTCAGATAATATTTGAACTCTTGGTTCTTCAACATTGGTCATTGATAATACTGAACCATTATTATTTATTTCAATAGAACCTGTATTCTCAATATTTCCTATATTAATAAAATTATTAAATCTTCCTTGAAATAAAGTATCACCAGTATTAACTCTTGCTGGTGTTGGAAAAGTATTTACAAATCCACCACCTCGTTCAAAGTCAATTGTTTGACTACTTGTTCTACTACTTTCGTTAAACGCTTGAAAGTTTATATCTTCAATGTTTTCACTCAATCTTGCTAAATAATATTGTTGTCCTTTGTAAGACATACCTAACCATAATTCGCCTCGTAAAGGATATTGAATTATGTTTGAGTTCAATGGTAAAAAAGTTCTTCCTTCGATTTCTTCTACTGAATCACCTTGTTCCGAAAAAACATATCTTCCGACCACTTCACCTTTTAATAAATCATTTTTTGAATTGGATATCTCAACAATCTCAAATACCTCTAATTCATAAAATTTATTTTCTTCTTTTAATTGGTCAAGTATTGCATATAATTCATTTCTTGTTACGAACGAATTATCAAATGGTTTGTCAATACCAGAACCACCACCTGTTTCTGTATAGGCCATTAAGTTTCCTTACTGATAGAACTTTCTATTTCATCTTTTTTGATTTGTAACTCTTGAACATCTGATTCTATTGCGTTCATCAATTGTTCTTTTTCTGCGTCTGATAAACCGAACTCATCTCCTGAATCCGATACCTTTCCTTCTGCTGCTGTAATTCTTTGGACGATTGTTGCCAACTTAACAAGTTGTTCATCGTTCTTGACATTGATTTCCAAATACTCTTTTAACATAGGAACTATCTGAACGGCTGTATCTCCGTCTTTGATAAACCCCACTACCTCTTTCATCAATACTTCTAATTGTTGTTTATTGGTTTTGGAATTATCGTATATGTCTTTGAAGACATCGGATAGGGTTTTTCCCTTGAATATTTCGTAGTCATTTGCCATAGTTTTTACCTAACAATAAATATACAAATGTCAAAAAAAGACAATATATATTTATATACCAATTAATTTTTGTTATATTCGCTTATAGTTATTATACGACTACGGAATTTGTAGTCTTTTAGATTAATAAAAGGGGGAAACGAATATGAAAAATACTATGGCTATGATAATAGATGTAGTGGCAGGTCTTAAAGATCTGTTATTGGTCTTGGGGTTCTCGTTCAATTGATTTTTGTTGGCGGGTTCTTCGGTATGGACATTATTGGTAATCTGATTAGTTTAGTGAATTTATTTGCAACAAGTGGATTCGCTGGATTTATATCACTATTGGTGATATTAGGATTACTTAATAGTAAGTAAGAATAAAGGTGGATTAAAAAGGGGTGATAATATCGCCCCTTTTTTTATAGATTTTCCCAACTACCTGTCCACTTGGTTTCAATTGAACCTGTGGCTAAATAGTTTCTTTGTAGATTGACGTGATGTTTCTTCATCACATTGACAACACGAGTAATGTGTTGTGTATTTGAATTCGTCATCTCTCTAATCATAATGTATAGAGCTTTCTTATTGAAGTTCTCAATATTTGCACGTTTCTCTACCAAATATATAACTGCGTTAGCAACATCAATATCTTGCTTTCTTTTAAATACGGTAGTTAGATTGTTGGACCAATATTCTACGAACAAATCCATATACTCTTTTTTAGCAGATATCAAATCTTTATGATTTGCTTCTGATACTGGGTCTCGTTTGTAATCACCAGCATCCTCTTGGTCAGTATTTTTCATCTTTTTGTAATTATTGTTGTTGTGTAGAATTAAATAGTTCTTAGCAACAATACTGAAATAACTAAATGCTTTACCTTTACCCTCGGCGAACTTATGCATATTCATATATAGAAAACTTACTACCTCGTGAATAACATCTGTACTCGGAACATCAAAGTAATAAAACTTAAATGTATGGATAATGTTTTCTGCCAACTTTTCAAAGGGAACTCTAATGTGTTCATTATAAATTCTTTCTCTCATATGTGGACGAGTTTCTTTATTGTGTCTAATGATTGCGTCTTCTGTTCCTTGGTGAAAGTAATATCTTGGTGAACCCTTTGCTGCTTTTCTTGGCATTATAACTCCTCTTGTGTTATTTCGTTTAACTCATCTATTGTTTCTTTAATTGATTGAAAGATTACTCCGACTTCATCGTCTGCTTCAAAGTCTCCTTTTTGGTCAATAACTTTTAAAGTTTCTTGTGTATTGATTACTCTTTGTGCATAATCCTCTATCCAAGTTTCTAATCTCTCTACTTTTCTCGTTAGATTAAATGTAGTCCAACTTAATATGATTACAAATAAACTTAATATTATATATCCTATCATTTTTTCTCTCCAAATAGTTCGTTAAATATATCTTTTGGGTCTGTTGATTTGGTAAACTTTTCTTTTACTTCCGTATCGACTGCGTCTTTGATTTTGTTTACTGATTGTTCAACTTTCTTGGCTTCTTTCTTATTACCATTTTTCCACATATCTCTCTCAAGATAAGTCGCCATCATATCTGCTTGGTGAACAATAATCGGTATGTGTGTTCTTAACATCATATTTGGCATTGATGTTTTCAAATACGCCTCATTTGCTTTAACATACATTCCGTCTGCTAATCTGATACCATAGAATTCTCTTGTAGAATACTTGATACCATATTGTTGTAATAGAAAGAAACTTCTATCCGTAACATCCATATGTTCAAGGTCTGCATTTACATTATAAATCTTACCTTGATTTTTTATATGCCACTCAGATTCATTTGGTGTGTAGAATTCATTTCCTAATTCATCACCACACTTTCCTAAGTCGTGGTGCATAGCTGCAAAAACTAATTCTTCATCTGTGAAGTCAATTGTTGCTCCTGCATTTACCCACACTTCTTTAATTTGCTGTGAGAATTTAATCACGTGTAATATGTGTTCTACATATCCACCGACTTTTGAATTGTGATAGTGTTCTACTGAACTCGCTGGTGCTACTACCATTCTATCTTCAAAGTCATCATACATCTTGTTAAGTTTTTCTAATCTATCTCCACTAAATGTATTGTTGATAATTGTTCGTAAGTCTTTGTAATTATCTGTTATCTGTTGTTCTGTTAATGTCATCTTCCAATATCTCCTAAATATTTTTCTCTTGTTTCTTCCCAACTCATACCAATAATATCAGAATAAAATAATGATTCTGGTTTGAGTCTATTTTCGTTATGTAATTTTTCGTATCGTCTTATTGCTTTTGGTTTCCACCAATTAATGATTCTATCATAATCCAATTCATACTTTTCTTTCATTACTAATTCATCTTCTTTGATTTCATTTCGTAAGAAAGATTTTCCGTTCTCATAGATATCACCATAATAAACACCTCGTTTGAATCCGTGTTCATACTTTGCTCTCTTAATATCTAATTCTTTATATATCATTTGTAATATTTTTTGTTTGATACCTGTTTGTGGTTGTCCGTTTGGACGAAGTTCCGTAAGTTTATTATACTTTTCAGTATTGTTTTCTTTCAACCACTTATGCCAAACATTATAAGCACTATCATCTGGCTTGATACTTATCTTACCTTTAGTTTCCCCTAATGTTTTCCAATGTGGTATTCCATTGTATTGAGAGTGAATACCATAGAGTGCAGTTGTGGTTGTTCCGACTAATGTTTCGTTATATGTTTCTTTCCACTTATCTCTAATTGTTGAACAAGTAACCAACGCTGATACTAACTTACCACCTAAGAAATTAAAACCCAATGGTTGTGTTGCTATGATTGAAGTTCCGATAGCAGTATGATTTAGTTTTCCGTCTTGGAATTTATTTTCTTTTGTCCAACCGATAAAATTATCTCTTGGGCCCATACTCGTAACATCACTACCCATACAAATAACACCTAAGTATTTATTTGTAATACTATCCTTTACAAAGAACTTTACATTACGACCAGGATTTGCAACAAACTCCATAGAAGAAATACCTTGTCTTAACAAAGTCCACTTGGCATTATCTTGTGTGTATTCTACGATTGGTTGTAAATCATTTATCTCTTGTATGGTTTGTTCTAAATTATTGATATCTGTTGGTTTCCACAACTGATTTGATATAACATCTAATGATGTAATTTGTGACATTAATTTTTCGTCCTTATTGAACTCTTGCCACTTCTTATAAAGTGTTTGTTCTTGAACTGACATTGCTTTTAGAAAGTCCATATTGTCTATGAACTTTTGTTTTTCTAAATCGTAATTAAACTCGGCTTCACCGAAGAAATTTTCAAAACTCATCTTATAACCTTCCTATAATATATAATTGTAATGACAAAACTACAAATGCTAATAGTGTTCTGATGAACTCCATTAAGTGATTGTGTCTATCAAAAAACCTTTCTATTTTATACCAAATAGAACTTTGGTATTTTTTGTATTCTTTTTTACTCATAATTTTATAACCTTTTTTTTCTATTAATATACAACATTTTTGTTCCGTTGTCAAGAACTTTTTTTAATTTGATATAAATTTTATATCCTCATTTAAATTTGCTTTCTTAATTGTAGCACTTGTAAACTTATATGGTTTAGTTCCTGGTGATTCCAAGATATCAATACGATTCACAAACCTTGCATTCATTGTATCTTTAACTTGATAGACTCCGTCTTTACCATCCGTTCCACTCAATACAATAAAGTCACCATACTCTAACCAACCACCCCAACGTTTTAATAGATTTCTACTCACCGCAACATACTTGTATTCTGATGCTTTATGTATTCTGATTTTAGTTCCGTCTGCTAAAATGTTTGGTGTTCTATCGGTTTGTCCTGTGACTGGGTGATACATTGTAACCACAACATCAAGTCCGTCTAAACGAACTCCGTTTGTTAATTCATCAATCTTTAATTGCAACCTAACTCTATCATCTTCTAATGAATCGATTGTTGACATATAATATTCACGATACCCTCTGAATAGTTTATCCCAAACCAATCCATTGAATAATGTAAAAAATGTTACAAATATAATAAAATATTTTTTCATAGTTTCCACTCCTTTTATAGTAATAACTATTTACTTCCTACTTTTTTCTGTATGTAATCTACCATTTGTTTTGCAACATTTATCTTGGTATATTTTTCCATACCTTTAAATCCTGGTGCAGAATTAACCTCGCAAATTACATAACTATTATTATCAAATAACAAGTCTACACCTGCTATATCCAAATCTAATAATCTTGCACACTCACCACCAATCCACTCAATGTCCTCGTCAATTGCATATGGAATTGCTTCCCCACCTCGTGTAATGTTGGCTCTAAAATCTCCGTCAATGGATTGTCTCATCATACAACCAACTACTTTACCATTAACTACTAATACTCTTAAATCTTTTCCTAATGAATCCTCGATACATTCTTGAATAATAATGTTGTATCTGGCATTAGATAGTTCTGCCATTTTCATCAATTGTCTGAATTGTTTTCTATCCTCAACCATAAACACTCCACTACCATATGAACCACTTAAAGTTTTTACAATCATTGGATACTTAACATTATTTTCTACTAACTTTACATTAATTGGATGCTTTACCAACATAGTCTTTGGAACGGGTAAAGATGATTGTCCAAGTATTTGTTGTGAATATAATTTATCCTTAACATTATCAATAGCATCACTTCCGTTTATCATCACAACACCCAATCTTTCTAAGTGTCTAATGATTGCTTTGATAAAGTAAGTAGTTCCACTACCTGTTCTCGGTAATACAAAGTCAGGTAATTTTCTTGGCACGCCATCAACGATAATAGATTTCCTATCATCCCTATCGACGAATATATCTACATCTTGTGGATTAACCACACGAACTTTAATATCTTGTTTTTCAAATTCTTCAACAAGTCTTTGAACTTCAAAGTTCTCACCTAATGATTTCTTATGTATTATCCAACCATTCATTTTATAAATCCTTCAATTGCGTGAAATATTTCACAAAGCTTTTAATTGCTAATTCTTTATGTTTTGCTTCTACCATAATGTCTACATCATTACCATAAGTGTTTGGTAATTCTTCAATCAAATCTGAATGTGCTTGTGGTTTAATTGACTCATTGAGTTCGTGTTCTGCTTTTGATTCTGAATAATGAACTACTGGTTTGATATCACCCCAAGTAGATAACGCCATTTCCAATGCTTCTTGTTCTGTTTGTCCACCGGTATTGAATTTGTAATGATGATAGTCAAACACAATTGGTATTCCGATTCGTTTGTGAATACCCTCGTATAAATCTTTTACTGAATACATTGATGCTTTGTCGTCGTTCTCGAC